TTTGCTGTTTAAGAAATCCAGCCACATCAGAAACATTAGCTAAACTACTTGTGACTCTATTCGGACTATTAAGTATATCCGGTAAATCTGAAGACATTGGGCTGTAAAAATTAGTTTTCTTTTGAACGTTGATGTGAAAAACCATGTAATGGCCTTTGTTCGCTTCACCTAAATCTTCTGGATAACGATAAAGATTAGAATCATATTGACTGCCCACCAATTTTCCGTTCAATCCAACCCTTTTAGCGGCCGTTGAAAAACGAATATCTGTGAAGGAGAATAAAGCCATGGTTTTCCTAAGAGAAATAAATAGTATTTATGTCATATAAAGGAAAATTTATACCCAAAAATCCCAAGAAGTATGCCGGTGATGCAACAAACATTATTTGGCGGTCAACATGGGAAAGAAAAGTTATGGATTGGCTCGACCAATCTGAAAGTGTGGTGTATTGGTCTTCCGAAGAACTGGCTATTAAATACTATAATCCAGTAGACAATAAAATACATAGATACTTTCCAGATTTCATTGTTAAAGTCAAAAGGAAAGATGGAACAGTTATGACCCATGTAATTGAGGTCAAACCAGAATACCAAACTAAACAACCAATTCGTAAAAGAAAGACTCAGAAATTCATTAACGAATACATTACTTATACTGTTAATGTTTCTAAGTGGAAGGCTGCTACTGAGTTCTGTAAGGATCGTGGATGGGAATTTAAGATTCTAACGGAGAAGAATCTAGGTATTATCTGAAAGCGGACACCAATACTTATGCTATGAAATTGTGTTCTAGTTGGCAATATTAGCAATTCACCTAAATACAGCATGGCTTATTTACTCGACCGCATAAAAAGTTCCCTTGCAAAAGAGGGTTTGAACGCTCGCACAAACCAGGCACGAGCATGGCTACGTGCCAAAATACCTACCCTGAAACCCAGTCGGCAAGCACTTTTTGCGGATAGTCAAAGACTTAAAAATAATGCCATCATTGGTCGTATGTATTTTTACTTTTACGATCCAAAAACGAAGGATAAGCTGCCATACTACGACAGGTTCCCATTGGTTTTACCAATAGAACAATATAACGATGGATTTTTAGGGTTGAATTTACATTACATTCACCCAAAGCAGCGTATCATTCTTTTGGATAAATTAAGTGAATATGCAAACAATACAAAGTTTGATAAGACCACAAAACTTAGATTAAGCTACAATTTACTTTCACGAGCAAGTAAAGTGTTTGAAACTCAGGCCTGTATCAAAAGGTATTTGTTCTCACATGTAGAATCTAGGTTTTTAGAGATTACTGCTGACGAATGGGACATAGCAGCCATGTTACCTATGGAGTCATTTGTTGGTGCCAGTACAAATAAAGTATACGCTGAATCTAGGAAGAAATTCTAATGGCTTTCTCACCACAATCATTTTTAGCTAACGTCAATGCCAAAGAGGGATTTGCCAAGCCGAATCGCTTTGAAGTTGTGTTACCTATACCTGCATATATTAATCAGTATGTTGGAAATTCATTCTTAGAGAAAATTATCAATCTACCTAATGCACTTGTAGCCGACATTACAGAAGCAATTCGTGGTGTGAATCGTGAAGAACAATCTATAAGTGATAACGCTACACTATCACGTTATTTAGCATTACAGTGTGAAAGTGCTGAATTACCTGGAAAAACTCTGGCTACAGCTGATGTGAAGATTTATGGACCAACATATAAAGTTCCATATCAAACACAGTACAATGACATGACATTAAATTTCATTTGTACTAACGAATTTTATGAAAGAAAATTGTTTGAAAAGTGGGTAGATTCAATCATGCCAAGTGATACAAACAATTTAAGGTACGCAAAAGGCCAACAGTCAAGGTATCTCACGAACATTAAGATTATACAATACGATGAGTTTATCCGCCAAATCTATGCGGTGGAATTGATTGATGCTTTTCCAATTGGTGTCGCACCACAACCATTGGCCTGGTCTGAAGATGGGTTTCACAGACTTGGAGTTCAGTTCGCCTATCAACGTTATAAAGTTATCTACGAAGGCAATTACGATTTGGTTGGTGCTGCGGCTCAAATGTTTGGTGATTCAGTTGCAAAAAATGTTACAAACCTACAAAATAAAATTACAAATCCTTTTGGAAAGATATTTGGAAGATTTTTTAATTGATGGAGATTTAGTATGTTACCGAAAATTGATGTGCCTGTTTATGAAACTACACTGATTTCTACTGGCAAGAAAGTAAAGTTTAGACCGTTTTTAGTGAAAGAGCAAAAACTGTTTCTGATGGCTGCACAATCAGAGGATGCCAAAGAAGTTATTGGTATCATAAAGCAAGTTATTAATAATTGCATCATTGGAAAAGTTGACATTGATAGTTTACCAGTATTTGATTTAGAACACCTGTTTATTCAACTTCGTGCTCGTTCAGTTGGTGAAGTTGTAAATTTAAGATACAATTGTAATAATACTGTGAAAGATGATACTGGCCAAGATAAAGTTTGTGGTGGATTGGTAAAGTTTGATTTGAATGTTTTAGATATACATCCTGAAAAAAATCCTGAACACACAAACAAAATTGAGCTGTCTAAAAAACTTGGTATCGTGATGAAGTATCCAACGTTTGAAATGATTGATAGATTAAACTTACAATCTGGAGACATGGACAAAATTTTAGATGTTGTGATTGCTTGTATTGATTACATTTACGATGAAAATCAAATGTACTATGTGAAAGATACCGAAAAAGAAGAAATAGTTGAATTCATAGAAAACATGCAACAATCTGACTTAGAAAAAATGCAAAAGTTTTTTGATACAATGCCAAAATTAAAAAAGATGGTACACTTTAAATGTCCAAAATGTAACTATGAAGAGGACATGGTGATAGAAGGTATTCAAAATTTTTTCGTGTAAATTTTAGTTATGAGACCCTTGGTAATTACTTTCAAACCAACTTTGCTTTAATGCAGCATCACAAGTATAGTTTGACAGAATTGGATAACATGATACCTTGGGAAAGACAAGTATATATTGATTTGCTAGTGCAATTTTTAGAACAAGAGAATGAACGATTGAAAGAACAACAACGACAAAGAAAAAGATAGTATGGCTAAGAAAACTGTTATCAAAAAACCTAGCAGACTCACCGAAATCTATCTGGCTGAAAAAAAATCAGGTGGAAGTTTAGGTTCAGCCGTTGGCAAAGCCGCTTTAGAGAAAATAGACCCAAGACAATTCTTCAACCAAAAAGGATTGTTAGCGAATATATTACCATCTTTTTTCAAATCATATAAAGCACCCACAGGAACAACACCTAAACCTAAGTCACCTGTATCTATAGCACCAGTCTTATCAACATCAGTTTTGGAAAGTAAAATTGATGCGTTGTCCGAAGAAACAAGAATGGTCGGAGTAACTTCAAAAATCACAGCAAAAAATTCATTGGTTTTACCAATGATGGCTCGTGATATGAATCTGATGCGCCAAAATATTTTTAGACTTGTGAAAAAACAAACTGGCCAAGCAACAAATAAAGCTGATATGTTTTTTATGCGAGCTGGTGAACGTGAAGCGGCTTATGAATCTAGGTTTCGTAGAGAAGGCGGCGTTAAATCTACTCCAAGTCCTGTGGCTGCAGCTGCAAATACAACCGGAGGTATACTGTCTTCCTTAGGTGGATTATTCAAGACTGCCATTGGTGGTGCAGGTTCTTTGTTTAGTGGATTATCTTCAATTGTTGGTGGTGTGATTGGCGGTATTGGTGGTTTTTTAGGGGGTGCAGCAAAAGGTATCTTCAATGTAATAGGTGGTGTATTAAGTGGCGGTGGTTTACTTGGACTATTAGCAGCCGCTGGTATAGGTTTTGTTCTACATCAAATGTACCAAAATTTAGATTTGACTGATATTAAGAAAAAACTTGGCCTTGAAAATTTTAGTTTTGAAAGTATAACTGATGAAATAAAAAATATAGCTGAAAATTTAAGAAAAAGAATTGATGATTTGACTGGCGGAAAATTTACAGACACTTTAACAACAATAGAAAGAACTTTTGCAGATATAGCTTTAAAAACAATCGCTACCGTCCAAACAGGTATGCAAATTATGACGAATATTTTTACCGCTGTGGTAAAAGATATGCAAGGTTATGGTCTAAATTTTTTCAATGAAAACAAAGGAAATATTTTAGCCGGAATAGCTGCTTATGGAGCAGCATCTACATTAGGAATTGGTGTATTAAGTCCTAAAGGTCTTTTAGCCACTGGTGGATTAGCAGCTTTAGCTAAACTTTATGGAGATAAAACAGGAGAAAAAACAATATCAGAATTAGAAGAATCCGTGCCAAAAAGATTTGCTGAGATTGAGAAAAAACAAAAAGAACTAAATGAAAAAAATGCCATACCCGAAGATAAAAAAACAAGATATGATATTAAAAGAATAAATCAACTAAACCGTGAGTTATCCGAAGAACGAGCAATTTTTGCGAGTGAATCTAATTTATTAGCTACTAAAAAAGGAGTCGCTGGAGGAAGAACAGGTAATTTAGATTTAGCTCTAAAAGAGGCTGCTAATCCTTCAAAATTATATGAAGAAAATGTAGCACGATTACAATCAAAAATGCCAAGCATCGCAGGGCCTTCAACTCCAGCAGGCACTTCACCTACTCCAGTTAGTGGCGAAAAAACATTTAATAGTCTATCTAAAAGTGAACAAGAAACTTTATTGAAAAATCAAGCTGTCGCTGAAGGAATAAACAAAAAAGACTCTATAGCTTTCACACATAATAATCCTGGAAATATAATAGCAAAAAGTCCTACAGAAGTTTTTGCAGAACAAGCTAAGTTTGGTGGAGTTCCAGGAAAAACCGTTACTGGTTCTGACGGTAAAGTTCGTACTTTTGTTAAATTTCCAACAATGGAAGCTGGTATTGAAGCACAAAGAGATTTATGGTCTAGAAAATTTGGTAATACACCAATAAATCAAGCTCTCAAATCATGGGTAGATCCAAAAGACCAACAAGAAATGTCTAGCTATTCTAAAAACGTTTTGTCTGGACTAAATGTTTCAATGGGTACACAAGAGGCACCCAAACAAATGTCTCAAGCACCAGTTACACCAAGTTCTCCAAGTATTATGGAACGGTTTAAGAGTGCTTTGAATATTGATAGTGGTAGGGTAAGTGGTGCTACTATTGAAGTCGCACAAGCACGAGTACAAATTGGATCAGCACCAATTGTTGTATCGCCGCCTACTGTAAACGTTCAGGCGCCACAGGTTCAAGCAAGTATGGGTAGTATGGGCTCAGCATCAAGTGTCGTTGATTCTGAGTTTATGAAATTATTGGTGGGTAGAACTGTCACCCTATAAAAAACCCCGCCGAAGCGGGGTCTCTCTTAGCGTTCTTCAGCTAGATTTTTGAAATAATCTAAATCATCCTCATCACCATTGGTTGAAGTGTCAATGTCTCCATCAATCTTCGCCACGGTGTCTTCGGCCTTAGAACGAATCGGTGTACCTTCAAAACCAAGAACCTTATCAAGGCGTGTTTTCAGTGCCTCATATGGTTTGAAGTTTTTAGGATCAGTAAATTCTTGGAGAGAATGTTCTTTCTTCCAAAGCGCTTCAAGTTTCTCATCATCACCACGGAAAAGTGGTTCGGGAGAATCAAACTCAGATTTGTCATAGTTCCGATAACCTTCAACATTACGAATCTTAAGTTTGAAGTTAGCACCTTCCCAGAAATCAAATGGGTTAACTGGTGTCTCATCTTCAAATTCAGGATTCATAGTCTCACTGATTTTGTCAAAGATTTTCTTACCAAACTTGAACAATTTAACCTGTCCTTCGTTCTCTGGATTTTTCGTATCAGAAATAATCAAAACATTAGCGATATAATTTAGTTTACGCTTTTGTTTACGGACGATTTCTTTGTTGGCTTCAATACCAGAATTCCAGAGCATGTTATTATGCTCACAGACAGGACACTTTTGGTTGAGTGTGGTCAAACAGTTATCAATCAACCATCCACCGGGACCTTGGAAACCATGAGAGAATACACGGATCCACGGAAGAGCATCATCACCATCAACAGCAGGTGCCGGCAGAAAGCGAATGACCGCCATGCCATTACCAGACTTATCTACTTGTGGTTGCCAGAAACGATTGTCTTCTTTTGAACCCGCATCAGCAGGTTGGTTGACGGCTTCAATTGCCTTGGTGAGTTTTTCAAATGAACTCTTGTTGCGCTTAAGATTAGCGAATGAACTCATATATTTCCTTTCGTATAAACGGAGTATTAACGGTATGTAAACGGGTTATCCACGATGACATGATATAATTGTATTTAGTCATTTTCAAGTGTAGATTTCAGAATACGGATTGTTTCTTCCGCATCTCTATGAAGAATACCGATTCCACCCGCTTCATTAAAATCGGCAATCACATCTTCGGTATCATCAATCAAAATCGTTTCTGGTGTAGCATAGTCTCTTTTCAATCGGCGACCAGGTACAAAGTTTCGTTTGTACCAGAGACCTTGTGACATTAACCAAAGGCCTTTTTGTGCCGAAACATCATCATGGAATTGTTCGCCGCCAGTTGATGAAAGAATCTCAATGTCAAATCCATGGAATACTTTGGCGTAAGCCACATAATCTAGGAGTTTATTGGCACCAGGAAAAACATCAAGTGTAACAAAGTTCTTATCTTCAATAAACTTTCTCCAGTTCGGATGAAATTTTTTCTTGGACCTTGTTTCATTTGGTGAACTATCAAACAATTCAACCCAGCGTTTTTCAAAGTTTGCTAGTACACCATCCATGTCAAGATATAACGTTCTGATTTTCATTTATAACCTTTTTCAATATCAACTTGTATTTTACACTATCGTAAGTCAAAAATGCGGCAAACTTTAGCACTTTTCTTCGGTAGTTGGGCCAGTGGATTGTATCGGCAATCTTCTTAGTCCACATCGGAAAGAAATTCAATATAGAATTAAGTATACACAAGGTTTCAAGTTGCGTGGTTTTCTGTAAAGTCTTCGTCAGTAGAATAGGATAGTCGCCAGATTCACTTTGCAGCAATTCGTTTGGATCGTCTATGCCATCAAACAAGTGGCGACAATCATTCTCAAACGTGTAAGATAGGCTCTGAAGTATCTTTTGCCTTTCACGGTAAATGGTTTCAGATTCTTCGGTCAACAAATCACCAACCCACAAATTATCATTGTGAAGTAAATTTGCAACAATAAAGAGTATCAGTTCTTCTCGGTTCGGAAGACGCCGGGATAACTTGTAGAAATGATACTTGTCTTTACGATTCTCAAAGGATTCTACGGAGATTTTACTCTTACCGTTATACTTAAAGAAATCATAGTTGTCGGTTGTGAAGTGAAGTTTAAGAGCCTGAAAGATGCCAAATGTTTCATAACCAGTTATCATATAGGCAGTTTAGCGGTTTTCGTTTTCAATAAATTCTGTTCCATAGCCTGAGATTCAATCTTCGTTTTTAGAGCTGAATTAACCAAAGAAGCTGCAACTTCTATTTCAAGGCCAGTTTCTTTACAGTATTCTAAGATTGCTTCAAGATAGGTGTAATCGGTATTTGCTACCATACTGTCTATGGTGAAAGCAAACTTTTTCATTTCATCCTTGGTTGGCATGTTCCTCTTTCTTGGGACATGATTTATCCCAACATCTTTGTGTTTCCATAAGTGATTTAGAAATACCACATACCTCACATTTTTCAGAACCATTGATGCTTTCAATATGTTGATTGACCATGTGGCCAAATACATCATTCGTATCACTTGCCATCTCTGGCTCATTTTCAATAATATCTAAGTGACCATCAAAAGAAAAACGTGAAGCTCTCAGAAAATCTTCAAACAAAGCAATGAGCTCAGTCAAAGAATGTGTTTCAGCCTCAATCGTAATCTTAGACCGAGCAAACTCATCATTACAAATAAACGCATACTTAGTAGCCATAACAAACTCCAAAAATTATTTTTTACCAGAACTAGAACTAGGAATAACACCTGTCATTGAATAAGCAATACACACCGAATTAGGTTGTGTTTCGTAGGCACACTTTACAGAAAGCGGATCAACTCCTTTGGCAATGGCCGCCTCAATGTTTTTCGCCATGTTGTTGCGGTCATTTAAATTATACACGATTAGGCCAATAATTGCGGTACAAACCATGATAGTCAAGGCTGTCATTATTGTAATCAAATCTTTGTTTAATCTAGATGATTCTTTTGTTGCGGTCAATTTCGTCTCCGTTTCGTATGTAAAAGATGTGTTTACCAATTTTTGTCTCCTTCTTTAACTTCCAACCAGGATTCACATAATCAGCATGATAATATGTGGCACCGTTCGTTACATCTTTCATACGATGTAGGTTGAGGTAAACGTAAGTGGACAAATCTAATATCTCATTATACAACGGAGTCTCACGAATTGTCAAGCGTTGTTTAACAATTTTTGGGTCACAATACCAAGAAAACTGACAAGTACCGTTAGTTTTCTGTGTGACCACTCCGCAAATCGTATCAGCATAATTACCGGTCATCAAACGATTCAATGTTACAAATGCTACAGCGACCTTGCCTTCGTGTGGTTCGTGTGCAGCCTCAAAGTAAATATTTTCAGCTAAACATGATATTTGTTTTTTCGTATCTACCGTGAGAGCTTCAAATGGTGCTTTCATCGGCATTAGCGCATGTGTATTGATGTTAATCGCCGACAACATAATGATAAAAGAAGATAACACCAAACTTATAAAAAGTGTCTTGCTTGTCATATTCTCCTCTCGGAGCCACCGAAGTGGCTCGTTATGACAACCGATTACTTCTTAGTCGGTTTTTCTACTACTGCTGTGGGAATTTGTGAAACGAAACCATTAAGCGCATTGGCTTTTTGAATAATTTCATGTTCAGAGGGGTATGGTGGATAACCTGGGTGATCTGGTGGAGTTTGACCGGCATGTTTAGCCATGTCCACTTTTGTTGTCCAGTCGTTCAAAATGGTTTCTCTCTTGCCGTAGTATTCGGCTTCGAGCATGGCCTGAGCCATCTTTAATAAATCTAAGCGAATCTCAAAAGGTGTCATGTTAGACATAAAAATCTCCTGTGTTTGTGTGTAAATGGCAGTTTATGGTTCTGCCAAACCTATTTATACTTCATATTTTCTAATTAGTTCATTTAATTTTTCTTTTATCCCTAAATTCATAATATTCATATGATAACTTCTTATTGACCAAGTTCCAACCTCACTTTGATTGCTTTCTAAAGATATGAGGCTATGCTTAATAGTTTTTGCAAAATTACTTTTAATCTCAAATTCTTTTTCAATTTTAATTTTAGCTATTTTTTTAGCATATTCCCAAAAATCAGTTTTATAAACAGATCCAGAATAATAGTGTAAACATATCATAGATTCTATATCATTAATATTTTGTGTATAATTTTCATTAATATTGTCTACGCTTAAATTGCCATGTATATAATCATAAAAATATCTATTAATAGTATCCGCAGTAGCAGTAGATGTGGCTTCTAAAGGTTCTAAAAAAAATGAAGCATTTCCATTATAACAAATTTTTTCGGTAAAATTATTTTTTTTAGAATAATTAAAAAATTTCAAATTTCTAATAACATTTGGAACTAACTGAAATTCATCTAATATTGACTGAACATCATTTTTAATATCTTCTTCGGTACAAAAATTATTATTATAAACATATCCTATAGCACATCTATTACTTAATGGAATACCAAAAACCCATCCATGTTTTTTTGCAAAAGTTAATGAATAAAAAAATTTAGGATAATCCCAAGGACATTGAAACACAATTGCTGAATTAACAGGAATATTCGTATGATTAACAAATTCGTTTGTTATATTTTTAGGAGAACCCGAACACACCATAACATAATCTGAATCCAAGTCTGAATAATTCATTATATTGTCTTCAATAACATTTAACTTAGGATTATCCACCAAGCCATCAAATATATATTTTTGAAATTCTAAAGCGTTAAAGTGTATACCTGTTTGGCCAGATAAAAAAGTATGTTTGAATTCTTTTCCTTTACCCCATCCTTTTTTCCAAATTCCTAATTTTGGTGTAGAATTTATTTTTTCCATATCTACACTATCAAACAATAAATTTTCTCTTAAAGTTTTAGGAAAAACTAAAGTAGTACCTTCACCAACAGGAGTTGTTGGTATTGACGGATCATAAATCCATTCTATTTCATAATCTGTCCATTTTAGAAAATGAGATACAGCTAAACAACCTACTGTTCCACGGCCGATGATTGATATTTTTTTCATAGATACAAAAATAAAAAATGGCAGTTTATGGTTCTGCCAAACCTATTTATTAGTACGAGAAACGAAGGCCTACGCCAACTGCTTTCTCTTCAATATCCTGAAGGGAACGGCTCAAACTAGCACTTACACTGGCTGATTTTGTGATTGGTAAACTCGCACCAACCCATGTAACAGTTTGCTTTGGGTTATCGTTATCCCAATTTACCCGTGTTTTAACTCCAGTAAAGGCATAAACAGGTCCGATTGGAACACCAGCTCTAACACCAACTAAGCCATAAGTAAAATCACCATTCACTTTACCGTTGAAACCGTTATCATAACCAACACCACCAAAAGCATTGACTCCAGCAATATTTTTACCAGCAGTCACTTCAACACTGTTCAACATACCGCCTTTATCAAACACGGCTGTACGAACTTGCATATCCCAGTTAAGTCCGGCCATATCTTTACCAGCACGGAAATATTGTGCTGTAGATTCTGGTCTTCCCTTTTGGCGTGTATCAGTAACTTGGTCTACATCAAAACTCACATAATTAGCTGCTTGTGATGCTGAAGCTGCAGCCGCTAATGCTAATGCTAAAATGGTCTTTTTCATCTACTCTCCTTGTGTGTGATATGGTGGGTTATTCTGTTACGAGGAAACCCACCGAAACCCTAAGCAGTGTTTAGGCTGCTAATGCAAATCTTTCGTCATTTGCGCTTAACGTTTTGCTTCTACGGCCGGGAAGTCCCAACCCTAACGGCTTTGGCGTTGCCGTGCTGTCCACTCTGTTACTCTTTGCCCTGTCGAAACCTGTACAGGCCCCTCAAAAGTATATTTCGGTGTATTAAGTCTTACAGGTAGAGGACTGGGATACCAAACCCTATCTTTTTACAGATTCAAATATACTTTTGGTGGACCTGGGCGGAATCGAACCGCCGTCCAGAACACTTTTCTCTTTGCTTCATACAGCAATATCTTACCTCACAATGTTAGAACATTCTCCTAACATTGGATTCCATCCTACCATACAAACAGGACCAACATCAAAAAATATTCCAATAAACATCAACGAAAATACGAAATAACCAATAAACAAATCTTCTCTTTTACTGAGCATATGAACCTCCCACATATTTCATCAACGCATCTTTATATTTATGTTTTTCACGCACAAATATCTGTGGTTGACTTGAATCTTGAACCGCAATGGCAACCACAACCTGTTCTATAGGCATTCCAGTTCTTTCTTCAAACATTTCAGCGTAAGCCGTACATTGCATGAAGTAATTTAGAATTTGATTCTCACCCTTTTCTTTTGATGCCGTCTTATAGTCAATGATTGAAAGTGTATCATTCCAAAGAGCAATACAATCACAACGACCTGCTATTTTCAAAGCATCACTGTAAAGAGACTGTTCAATACCATAAACCTTGGTAACATTTTCATCAATATGTGGTTTAAGTTGAAGAAATAGTTCCTTAGTATCAGGCATCATCATTTGGTATTTCATATCAGTCATTTCATTCAACAAATACTTCTCACACACCGAATGTAACTTAGTACCACGACCTGAAGCCTTCCGAGATATACGGTTGGCTTCTTCTTCACCTACTCTTTGGCGCCATTCAAAGATGGCCTTTTTATTGTATGATGAAAGAACAGTGGTCACGGAAGGATACATTTCACCAGATGGTGTTTGGTATAATCTTCCGTTTTCAGTTGTTACAGATTTCAAATCAAAGTTTAATGATTCAAGTTTTACAAATTCAAAATTACGCAAGTTATGTATTTTTCCATTTTGTATAAATGTCATGAGCTTTTGCCTGATGTATGGTCTTTTTACCATAGCGACGAGCAACTTCACTTTCGGGATGTGCTTCAGCTACTTTTGATAGCACTTCTTTCCATGTATTGTCGGTCTTAGAGTCAAAACTTCCTGTCATACTTGTGATTGCAAAAGCCGATGGCATGGATTGAATATGAGGATTCTTTTCTAGCAATTCTTGTTTGCGTGGAAATGTTAGAAAGTCCTCAAATTCTTCACCAGTTTCGGTGTTCAAAAATTTATAGGTTGGCATTATTTACTTTTAATCCTTGAGAATACCAAATGGGAATCTCACGTTTAGTCCACTTAGCGAAATGATTCTTACGCTCTATATAGTATTTGTGATAGGATGCGAGTGAATCATTTGGTATTTTACAATCATCAGGCATTGCAGGCGTAGGCGGAGAAAAAGTACCAAGAGGTATGCGCTCGGGCGGAAGATAAAGTGGATTAAGCAATCGTGTTTCAACCGAATGTGTTTTACCATAACGATAGGTATATTCTTTACACAAATAATACCACATACGATAAAGCCAATTATAGTTTTCATGGCTTGTCCGAGTCCACACACCAGATGGATGATTGATATGTGAAGCCTTCATAAGAGAATTTTCTAGTTCACCATTCAGGCGCCAACGCTTGATAGAACGTCCATTGGCAGTTTTATCAATGTATTCTTGGCCATCCAGAACACGATGAGCCGTGGACATTAGCTGTCCATACTCAATAATCATTTTGGTCACATGTTTGTCAAGGTGCATTTCAGCACACACTTTGGGATCAGGCGATAAGTAAAAAATGTTCATATAATAGTCCAGATAAGGGGCACACCGTCTGTCTCAGCGACAGTCATTGCTGTTGTTTAAGAATAGGCGTAGGCTTCGGGTCTCCGCCACTCCCCCGTTTTATTTATTACTCGGATGTGGTTTCCGTCACTTCAACAATTGTCATACCCTCATCAACTGGTTCAACTGGTATGACTGGTGCAACAGCCACAGTTTTCTCTTTCTTTGGAGCCTTAGCTGGTTTCGCAGGTTTGGCTTTCAAGTCGGATAGTTTAGCAATTGACGGCTTCTTTTCTACAGAGCCGGGTGTAAAACCACTCTTCGTAATACCGACACGGTGCATGTATTCTTTCACTTCTTTGACATTGACGATTTGATAACCGGTTACTTTCCGGCCATCTTTCAGTGCCCGAACAACGCCATTAGCGTTGGTCTTGATATGCCAAATGTAAGTGGATAGGCGATACATGTAAATCTCTTTCCCAAGAGTCGCATCAATTTCTTCTACCGTTACAACATTACCGTCTGCCATGATAGTCAGCAGTTTTTGGAACGGTTTAAGTTTTGTAGACTTACCACGAGCCATAATAAAATCCTTTCGTATTCAATTTTGAGGTTACAGTATAACAGACACCCAAGCAATTGTCAAGGGTCGTTTTCATCATTACCGATTTAAAATGAGTGAGACTAGATACATTCCTGCCAAGATGCCAAAGGTTATCAGGCGACCACAAAGAGCACCAACAAAGGCACCAACCATAAACATAGCTTGATAACTAAACAATATTTCCATGATTACCTACGCATTGAGGCTTGGTCTTTAGCTTCTTCATTCGTAAAAATTGGCACAGCGTTTGATTTGTGTAAAGTACCAATGCCAAGCATTTTATCACCAGTGTATCGCTTACCTTCAATTGGTTTAGTACAAGACATTGGCAAATTGGTTTGATGGCTTGGATAGTTTGGTATCTCACGAACAAACGGCTTACTGACAACAGGCGAAACCAAAGGCTTGACAATACGAGCAGGTTTTTTGGGAGCATGTTGAACCATCAAAGACTCCCAAGCCGCCTGCAGCTCACGCTGCTTGGCATTTGGCTTTCGCTTCTTAGATTTTTGGTGGGTATGAATAATCAATTACTACTCCAAAACATAAGGCTTGTTCCACTTGCCAATGTTCAAACTCACATAGTAAGCGGTGTCAAAATAATCAACCTGAGCGTCCGAACGGTCATACCAATTAGCACCCTTTAGCGCACGAAAAGCCTCAGTAAGAAATGCCTTTGCTTTGCCAGTGTAGTGGTCCTGAAACCAATAAGGATTGACATCCAGATGATTTTGTTTCCGAATCGTATCAATTTGGTAATCAGAGAGGTGCCGACCATGAGGCAATGCAGCATCGGCATTCAAATAGTTACCAATAAAATCAATCTTGCCGGACTTGACGGTCAAGCAAATTGTTGAATGATTGCGAACCGATAACGAGCCCTTGACACCGTACTTTTTGAAAATGGGTTTCAAAAGAGCTGCGATTTTTGCTTTCATTTGTTGATTCATATAAGCCATGATATATCCTTAAAATTAGCGACCGTAAAAAACTTCGGTAGGAGAATGGGTGATTTTGCCTTCATACTTCAACTGGCTACGCTCAAATTGGGTAAGGTAGTCGTCAGCCACGATTTCCCAATCAATAATGTGCTCACGGAGGTAATCGGTATCGTGCTCAATTTTGTCACGGAGAACCATCATGTAGGAGCCAACAGCATTGAAATTGGTAAAGTTTTTGACAACATAATCCTCACCACCCTTGGCCTTCCAGTAAGGCTTGTCGGCCGAGCCGTAGTTTTCATAAACTTGGGTAGTGATAAGTAACTTTGCCATCTCTTTCTCTCCGTTCTCAGTATGTTTCCATTATACAGTAAACACGGCAATTGTCAAGGGTTTCTAAGCTGTTGTTTTTTCGCAACTATTTTGTAGTTTTTCCACAACAGCGTCTCCATGCTTGCATTTACCTCTGAAATTGAAGCCGGTACAGGTGCAAGTGTAACCGGAACTTGACACTTCCACATCATAAACCTTCTGGCCAGACTGAACTTTGAAGATCCGGACGCCTGCCGGTTGTTCAACTTTAGCCAATTTTGCCAGACCTGGATGTTTTACGATTTTGAAAGTCCGATAACGTTTATCAAGGACCATGGTGCCAGACTTGCTAACGATAATTTGGCCAGAACCCTCTTGAGCATACGCTATAATCCGGTTCTTGTTATCAAGCAAGTAAGTGTGGTTGGCCACGGAATAATCCGTGGACCAGACTGTAGTTTCTTTTAAGATTTGCATGTTACCATCCTACAGTAAATGGTAACTTTGTCAAGAGCCTAAATGTTGTTTTTAGGCAACGTTGCTTTTATACAACACTACCCTTTGAGTAGCATTTGTTCATCGTATTTTTGGATGTTTTCCTCAAACTCTTTTTGTTTTAACTCTTTTAATTCTTTTTGGAGAGCCTCTACTTGACCATACTTGTTATCAATTTGAGTTTGAAGTTCGCTAATTCTTTTTCTGATATAGTGTTTATGCGACATGTTCTTTCTCCTGCCTTAAAAGACGATAATAAGATTTATCATGGTGTTTTTGACGCTCATTTTGAAATTGGTCGTATTCTTTGTTTTTTCTGAATTTTGTTTTTTGAGTCTTAATGACCTTTTTCCCAGTAGATTGCATGTTTCTCCCTATTCAACCAAAGTAATGCCAGGTCCAAGAGTTATGACCTGTTTTTTCTTCCAAGGATATTCACCATTGTAAGCCTCTAATGTAAGTGAATTGCCTCGTATGAAAAACTCTTCTGTTACCGATTTTGGATTCCCATCCAATCGGTAATTTGATGTATATTGGCGAGTACCTTCAAAATTTCTGAAATGTTGCTTTAGGGTACCAAAGAATTGCCTGTCAGCACCCCATTGGCCGTACCATGAATGACCAACAGCAAGAGCAACGCTGCGCCTAATTCCGAAAGAGGAGGTATCAATGTGGTATAGCGATGGGCTAACATATACAGGCCATTTACCAAGTGATTCGCAATTATCTTCACAAACAAACTCTCCATCTTTGTTATAAATTTTTCTAAAAGAATAAGTCCAGTCATAGCCTGCCTCTAATTTATTGACGATGGTTTCAACGTGATTTGGATCAAACCAGTTGTCTTCATCCAGGTAGCAAATAACATCGGCGTTTACAAGAAATGAGCAGGCAGCATAGACACGGTGACCGTACCATCCTTTACCAACATTTTCTTCAAGTGTGATTGTTTTAATCTTTCTTTTACCAGACTTTTCATAAAGAACTGGATGGATTTTATCATAGTGTTCTTCACCATCTAGGAAAATGTAATGTGTTAAATCGGAGTGTGTTTGGTTTTGAACAGATTGAATACAAGTAGCAAGATGTTCGCCACCAATGGTTGGTGTTACGACAGCAACTTTCATAGTAAACCGGGAAAAGTTTCTTGGACTAGTTTTGAGGTTAGGTGTTTGATGCCTAGATTTTTTTGGATAAGGCGAGTTAAAAGATCAGCTTCGTCCTTGTGTAAAGATTCTAATATCACCAGAAGCAATTGCCTTTCTTTGTCTGGAGTTAAACCTTCTGGTTTCGCCGGGTGGTTCTTTATAAACCTATAAACTTTAGCCATCTCACTATCAAGATAGGTGAAATTGAGGCCAGCGGGCTCTGGTGCAGGACGATATGGTGGAATTGGTACATCAAATTGAACATCAGGATGAAATGCAGCCTGAAGAAACAAACGAAATCTTGGATGATCGTACTTTTTGAGCACGTTCATCCGTTCTTGTTTTGTTGTGGCTTTATCAAACTCTTCAAAAATTTCAGAATACAATTTTTCTGCGGACATATTATTCTCAATTAAAATTCGTGCGCCACTTCAATCAGATTTTTTAGACGATTGGCGATCATGTAATTCATAAACTCTTGTTTTGTTTTACCTTTAGAGCTTTCATATGTATTTAGTATTTTTTCTTTGAGTTCGGTCGGTACTTTTGTGAGGTCAATCATCAATTCGTTCCGAGAGAAATTTCTAAACATCTCATCATTACAAAACTCTTTCGGGTCTTGATTGATCCATTTGATAATTTTGGATTCGGTTATAGGTTTCTGTCTACCACCCACCACAAAAATATCATCAGAAGAAAGAATGTTAGGAATCCCATCGCCTTTGTCGCCACGTATGATTAGCTGTTTAAGTTGTACCAAAGGGAAAGGTTCTTTAATGAATTTCTTGAGAATAGGTGAAAACTGTTCTACATTTGGATAACGTTGAAGCTGAGCAAAGTCTTTATCACTGGAAAGAATCATAACCTTTTCGGTTGCTGCGTATTTCTGTACCAATGTGCCAATAACATCATCGGCTTCGGCACCTTCAACATCAATCACTTTATACGGTGAGCTCTCCTTAAGTTCTTCACGGATTTTATTTAGTGATTCAAAGATAGAAGACCAATCATGCCCGGATGCTGCACGAGCTTTCTTTCGGCCGGCCTTGTAGTGTGGAAAATAATCACGGCGCCAGTAATTACGATTGTCACATGCGATAATCACTTCGGGCCCGTGGGACTCTTTGAATTTCTTTACATAGGTACGAATGGTGTTTAAAATCATGTGGCGAACTAGACCTTCATCCACAGGAGTTTTAGACGATCCAATCTGTTCCATCAGATTAGAAATTGCGATTTGTTGGTAGTCAAATATAATCATAGTGTGCTCAGTATAACACCATTATCGTGACAATGCGGTAATATTTTACTAAATTACCAGTTCCGTTAATGATCTTCCTGATCCAATTTTCCCCGAGAAAAAAGTATTAAAAGCTATACTAGTTCTAACATGTTCATCATCAACAATGTCAACACAGTGTTCTAAATCACTATGGAAACAAAAAATCGTACCGGTTTTAACCGGTAGCCACCAAGATTCACTATTCCAAACATTAAAACTATTTTCTCTCATAGGAACATGAAAAACATCTTCAACTGAGTTTTTACTTTTAAAAAATCTAATTTTATCTAATTCTTCCTTCACACTGATGTAAAAAACTCCACTAATAAAACTATTTGGATGTTTATGTTTATGATGCGATTGTTTTTGTGAAGTATAGTTAGCCCAAGATTGAGTGATTTTCAATTTGCAAGACTCTTTCGGACAATAAATTTTTTCAAAAAAATTGTTAACCACTTCTTCACAAAGATTAGATATTCTACTCAACTCTTTTCTTTTAAAGATATAATCATCTACACTCACTTTATTAAACAGATTATCTTTTTTTTCAAGATTTTCTATAAATTCCACTTCCTCTTTTGTTAAACCAAAATCATCTACATAAACACCAACTGGCACAGGAAAAAGTGAAAACATGTCTTTAAGTATCATTAAAGTACCTCTCTTTTATGTATCGCAAAAATCAAATCGGTAACTAATTTGTGGTCTAATTGGGTAGAGTTGTTGTCTTCAAACGGAATGATATCCACATCATCGGCATTTTCATCATACCATGCCCAAATACAAACTTCCTCTTTTGGTCTATGTATCAGAGCCCATGGTGTTTGCTCATGTGGTGGAAAATCTTCGGTCAATGAATTTTTATGAATGAAGACAGCAAAAGACTTCATCTCTTTATTGCCGCCTTCTTCATACACATATTCACCATTTTCATCTTCAGTTTCTAAATCACCAAAACCATCAAAGATGATTTTCACACCGGCAGGAGCTTCACCCGAATCATTTCCTGGACGTAAATATTCATCTTCATCCATCGTGGAAATAAACTCACGAATCCACCCTTCAATGATTTCAGCATAGTCACGGTCATCATTATAATAAATTGTCATTTTGTAACTTTCAGTAAAATAATATCTTCGTTCAAACGGCCATTCAATGGACTTTCAACAGCACGAATACTCTCCATAAAATTACGAAGAAATACCTTACCTGCGCTTAGTAACTGGGGCAAGGAGACCTCGGGCTTTCGCAACTTCTTCTGTATAGATTTGCTCTCGTTGAAGTTTAGAATCGTTGTCCCTTTGACTGTAAAACCACCAGCATCTTCGGCTTGATAACATCCTACTTTGCGGTACTTTGTGTTGTACACCCATAATTGCGTAGCTCCTAAGATAGATTTTACATCAATGGACTTCAAATTCAATTCTTCAAATGCTTCACAAATTTTAACTTTTGCTAGAATTTGTTCCGGTGTTTTAACTTTACGCTTTCTCGGTTTCCGACTTTTCACAGAGTCTTCAGAAACTCTACCACAATCCAAAATTACTTGGTCACAATATGCAACTAACTTCTTTAGTTGTGGTTTTGAAAAGTTAGAATACCCCTCTTTTACATCTTTATCATCAGTATTTAGCACAAAGTCAAACTCTTGTCTTTTGGTCTTGAAATGGTCGGCTACATACTTAACATGAGCACCTTTCAGAGCAAGCCGATGAAACACAGCATAAGGTGAAGAGTTAGCTTTGAATGATGAAAGAATCAGGTCATCAATTTGACCTTCAAGTTCACCAATACATTCAGAGGCCTTTTCTCTCACTCGTTCTTGAATATTGATTACATTTTTGTCTGAAACTTGTACAGGTTTTTCAGACAAACTTTCTTGTTTAATTTCGCCGAGTTCTTTATCAAACCAAGTCTGATTCTCAGCAGGCAAAAGTCCACCGTTTGAAAGGATACGGCAAATGAAACCGAATGTGGAACCTTTAGATTTGAGCGATGATGCGGCAGTTATTTTGTGGTGTTTCTTTAAATAATCTGCCGCATACTTTAGTGAATCCTTGCGATCCTTGTTTTGTGAATACCATGATAAGGTTGAGGTAAGTTCAGATTGTGTTAATTCACCGGAAATTTTTGGTTCGGTATCTACTATCACACGGGCACGAGCCATTAGAGTTCCTTTTCATCATTTGAATCGTCAGTATAACACAACGAAAACCATTTGTCAAGGGCAGGTCTTCTTAGGTGGTTCAATGTTTGCCATAATATAATACGGCAAATATAGACAATTGATCCACATTCTTACCCAAAAATCAAAAATCAAATTGTCCAAGGGATCCACATCCACAGAGCTTGACTAACAATCAAAGAACCGACGGCACCAACTATTGTGCTAACATAAAACATGGGCATACTTGCAGCTAGAATACTAGCAGTTAATAGAACAATACTAATTTGTAAAATACTGCCGCCCCAAGTAAACCAAGGAGATTTCTGTTTTGCAGTATCACGTTCAGCTTCCAGTGCCTTAGCTTTTTCCATGATTTCTTTCTTATCATCACTCATTCGTTTGGCTTCAGCGAGAAACTTTTCTTTATTGTCTTTATTGTTAGTTTCAGCAGCATTAATTTCATACAATACACCACGCACATTTTTTGCTTGATACCATGCCCACATGTTATTAGCTTGTATGGTATTGTTTTGAATTTTGCTAGAGTTTGAACCACCAATCATGGTGTTGATAGCCAAAATTGCAGCTAAAAATACAATAACAAAACCAGCCTTATCTTTAATAGCCGCTTCACGTTCACTTCTAGTTGGTGTTTTTTTCTCTTCAGTCATTTTGCGTCCTTAAAAAAACGATTTATAATTTTAACTCCAATGTAAGTGCCTAAGACTAAGACAAGTATCATACCCACAACATCCCAGTTATCTTCTTTAGTCACAACAACCTTCACACCAGGAACTTCTACAGATGCTTTTTTATCTGAAAGTTCCTGGTACTTCATTATTTCTATCTTACATTGTTCTAATTCTAACTCAAGTTCTTTCTGTTTGCTCATTTGTTCGCCAGTGGGTTATCTAAAGCCTTCTTCAAGTCTTCACTAATCTTCCTATCTAGTGCTTTCAATTTAGCATCCACTTCTTTATTGTTTGCAGTAATAGCCCTAGTATTTTCTGCGGCCATACGGTTCATTTCCTTCGTCGCATTGTTCATTGAAGCATCAGCAGATTTTTGGATAGACCTTACTTCTGTTTTAACTTCTGCAACAGTTCTATCAATTTCTCTTTGCTGAGACTTATTGCTGCGCTCAACTTCTTCAACTGTTTTTTCAATTCTTCGTATATCGTTTTTAAGGTCATTCTTTATATCCCTTGTGTATTCGGCTGTTTTGTCTGAACCTTCTTGAACCGCCTTTTGTGTTTTAGATGCGTTTTCCTCAATCAAAGCCAAACGCTTATCAAATTCACTCAAATCTGGTGCAACATACTCAGCAATCTTCTTTTTCATTCCCATATAGTCTTTATAAACCTCAAAAGTTCCATACAGTCCACCTAGAATTGATGATACTAGTGTGAAGGCTACCATCAATTTCGCCGGAGTGAATTCGTAACCGCCGATACTAATAACGGTGTCTTTACTTGCGTATTTTTTAACTGCGGCTTCGGCTTCGTCTATCTTCTTATTTACATCTTTGATTTCTTCTGGCATTTCTACCTCGGTAAGTATTGTTGATCCACCATTTGTTGGTGTAGTCTGTCACTCGCCAATTGTCTTAATGCTCTAGCATTATCTACTGTTTTCTGATTACGATAAATTTCTTTGGGCGCATAAAACGCCGCATCAGTCAAAGCCACCATGTAAGAATTGAAACCGACAGGAGTCCTAGCAATATTAGCAATAGAAACTCCTGCGGCTGCATCGTTGTCTTGCACATTAGATTTAACCTGTTGTGTGTTTGTTTGTGTTTGTGATGAAGACATTACAGGTTTATTATTTTCAATCAAATCAGTTATAGGATTTGTTTTATCTGTTACAAAATTGGTCTGTGCAGCGGTTGTATCTTTTATTTCATATTTGGTAACTGTATCATCTCTTGTAATTGCTACTTGTTGAATAGGCTGTTGTTGTATATTCAAAGGTGTAACAGATACTACCGATGCAACTTGTGCTTGCGTAGTAATTGGAACAGATGTAACTGGAGCCAACGCTATTTGAGTTTGTGTTGTTGGTGCTGCTACATTAAAAACACTTGCTGAATTAGTAATATTGTCTACATGATGTGCTGCTTGACTATTGCTTTGTCGTGAAAGTTGAGCGTTTGCAAAGTTAGGTAATACTTGAATTTGCACCACTGAAGTTACTGGTGGAGGCACCAACATAGCCAAAGAATTATTTTGATTTTGCACTTTGAATTCTGTATTGGTGCTTGTTTGCTCAGGCATCATACCGTTAAGTTGATTTTGTCTTTGTTGCTGATCCATAACCATTCTTTCAGCCTGCCTCATTGATTGCATACCTCTTTGTTCGCCTTCTCGAATGGCATTTTGACTTGCTTGCATTGCTATATTTGTTTCACGTTCTTGGTTTCTACTAATCAATGATAAAGCAAATGATGTTGTATTAGTTTCTCTTACACCTTCAGTTCTTGTTGCCGTCTGATTTGATTGTGATCCAGAATCTCTTTGCGCTACTGCGTCTGTTGTCGTAGTTGTACTTGTAGATTTTGGAGAGGTCGTAGTAGTTGATGTATCACTTGTTGTAACTGTTGTAGTAGTTGATACTGTTGGACTAGTTGTATTTGCATCCGTTACGGTATTAGTAACTGAACCACTAGGTGTCGGTGAAGTTGTCGATATATTGGCTACAGTTTTATCTAAAGAATCTTTTTGAATTTGATTTTGTTGGTCAGCAAGTCGTTTAATTTCAGCATCAAAGTTAGAACAATTTTTACTGTACAATGGTTGATCGTAGCATGGATCTGGTGTCCATATGGGTCTGGTCCAACCTGCAAATCCAAAATGATTCCAGACGTTACTAGCCCACCATTGAATATTACCCATATCCAAACTATTCATACTTTCTGTAAAAATGAATCGATTAGAATAACTACCACCAGAATTATTACCTGCGACATATTGTACATCAGAGAACATAGTATTATTAAGTTTGTCACTTATTCTAAAATTAATATTACCTCCTCCATCTGTACGCCAATCGGTACACCAGAATAGAAAGGTGTTATAGCAAGCCCCGTAGTTCCACCAATTAAATCCATAGTCATAACCGTGTAATTGGACACCGCCGCCTATATGAGGTAAAGATTGAGCAATGTTATAACTATGAAAGAATAATGGACTTTGTGCGCCTTGAAGAACTGAAGCAAATCCGGGGCAGGAAGGATTATATGCAGGATTTAACATGCAAGGATCAACGCTATAGTTTGCTCTAATGTATGCGTCTTTGACTTGAGGACCATAACAGTCTGGCATTAAGCAAGCCCAAAAACCAGCATCTTGGCCGATAATAGACATATTCACAGCGCCTGCTTGGGCTAAAGGTTTTGCACCACTAAAAGTATAAGTCTCTGCTAATTGTTGCCATGTGGGGTTGTAAGCAGAATTACCATCAGTCTGATTCTTTAAGCCAAGTTGGTGAATTCTAAAATCTGGTGCTCCTGAATATGGATAGTAACCTATTTCTACTCGCAGAGTATCTTGAGGTCCGCTAGTATCAGTACAACTACCACCAATACTGTTTGCACATGGGAAACGATATTTTAATCCATACATGAAGCCAGTAACAAAAACTGCACTAGTATTTTGATATCCTGGATTGAAACCGCCTAGATTGATTCCAGCAAAACCTATTGTTTCATTTACATAACTAAATGTGTATCCGTCAGTAGCATTGAAACTGCCGGCAAACCCTCCTAGACTACTGGTCACACCATTATTAGTTTTAAGACTACTATCATATCCTATTAAATTGCCTGTAGTCAAATCAATACTATATCCACTAGGCGTGTTTATAGAACCCGCAGTGACAGTTTGAGCGAATACTGCACCTGAAAGCAAAAGCAAAGCAATACAAATGGCTAAAAGAAATCCCTTAGTCCATTTATAGTTATAATGTTTGTGATTGAATTCTTCCATTAGCCTTCTTTAACATATTTTGGCATTTTGTCTGGATTTTTTGCCCAAGCCTCTTTAGCCTGTTCTCCAATTAATCCTTCAAATGGGCAAGGAGTTCCAGCCATCATCATTGCATCAAATACACGACGATCCTGGCACATTGTAGCAACCGCTGCAACTTTCATACCCATATCGTAGAGTGTTTTAGAAAGTTTTAATCTTTCACAATTCATATCTCGCTGAGTACCGCCAAGAGCAAAACCTAAGAATTGTGTTTGTGCTGCACCGGAAACACCTGTAGTACACAAATCAGGGCTGCCGCCACTCATCATGGCTGGTGCGATTGCTGTAGGTGGTGGTTGAATAACTCTTTGTGTAATATTGGTATCATTAATATTACGATTAGTCATGTCACCAGTTTGTACATTTTGATTGACACTGGTACTTGTGCTTAAATTGTTATTTGTTGTTGTCGCCGTAGTTTGATTGATATTCCTATTTGTCATGTCACCGGTTTGTACATTATTGTTGGTTGTTGTAGCCGTTGTCGTATTGATATTCCTATTTGTCATATCGCCGGTTTGGACATTGTTGTTCGTATTTGTAGCCGTGCTTGTAGAGGTATTAACGTTATTATTATTGTATGTCATTGTACCAGTGTTTTCATTTTTGTTCACGCTAGTAGATGTGCTTGAGGATGTGCTGACATTATTGTTATTAAATGTTTGTGTTCCTGTATTTTCGTTTTTATTGATGTTTGTGGATGTGCTAACGTTATTATTAGTGTAAGTCATTGAACCACTATTCACATTGTAGTTTGTGTTAGTGTTTGTGCTAGTGCTGGAACTTGTAGAGGTATTAACATTATTGTTATTATAAGTCATGGTGCCAGTGTTCACATTATTGTTATTATATGTAACTGAGCCAGACATTCGGTTGTCATTGATATTTGTAGCGGTACCACTTTGAACATTGTTGTTAGTATTAACGTTCGTGCTCGTTTGCGTACTCGTATTAATGTTATTATTGGTATTTACACTTGTACTATTGACTGTGCTAGTATTTACGTTGGTGCTGGTGCTTGTAGATACGTTATTTGTTGTAACTGAGCTGGTGCTGTTTGAAGTAGAATTGGTGTCTACCAAACTTTTAGAATCGTAAGTTGTAGCATTACCTTGATTGATTAAGGTTGTGTTATTTGTTGTAGTTCCATTTGTGGTGCTACTTGTGCTTGTATTCGTTGTTTGAGCACTTACAAAACCAGCAGCCGCAAGCATAAAGATAGCGACTAGAATTTTTTTCATGGTTTCCCCTGTGATTGATTACAAAATCATTACAACCACGAAAACCAATTATATATGCCACGTTTTATTTAGTCAAACTAGCTTTATCCAAGTTCTATCTTGAGCCTCCAAACCATCAGACGGATTCATTGGAAAACTTACAGATAATCTTTTTGTCTTAGAAATTACATGGTGGTACATCATTGCTGGAATAAATGTAATATCTCCAGGATTCATAATAACATCAATAATTGGTTCATCATCTATGGAATCAATTAATCTTGGTTCGTCACCTAAAGCTAATTTATTCCAAATTTTATGTTGTGAAGTTCCTTCTACCTGAAGAATTAAATTATGAGACCAATCCCAATGAGGTGAAAATCCTGAATTTTCTAAACCCTCATCAACAATTGAAAAATATACATGAGCGTCTGTTGGCAACCTAGTTATTTTTTCTAATTCGCCACAAATCGTATTTATTTTTTCATTCACTTTAGACATATCTTGAAAATATGCTGAATATTTTTTCAACCTCAACTCTAATAAATTTGTTGGCCAAGTGTTTATATCCGACAACCAAGCTTGATTGGGCCATTGGTGTTCAGAATTCATATTCAAATGAAACCTTTGAGCACTAACAACAGGTCGAAAATTTAAAAGGTGTTCCAACTCTTTCCACGAAAAAATACCATGTATAGCATTTTGCATATAGAAAGGTTTCATTTGCAAAATTTTATTTCGTATCTCTTCAGTAATCATAGGAGACCTAAAGTAGTTTTCGTTTTGGTCATATCAGCGCAAGTCCATTCCTGATACCAAGGTCTGATGTTCTCTGGCACTGGCACTTCTCGTATTTCGCCACCAATTTCTTGTGCTATTTCCAGAAAACTTCTTGGTTTGCCTGAGCCTATATTCCAAACGCCATTTTGTTTAACGTTTAAAAATTGTAAATGGTAATTAACTACATCATCCACATGGATGAAATCACGCTTGTATTTTCCGGCCGGCGCAAATACTTCAATGTAACCACGTTCTTCTTTTTGTTTTTTAAATTTAGTAAACGGACTGGCTTGATTACCTTTGTGTTCTTCACCAGGACCATATACATTGAAGTAACGGAAACCTTGGACGGTTATATGTGGCGGATCATTTTGTTTAACATATCGCTCAAAGAGATATTTCGTCCAAGCATATGGTGACCTTGGATCTGGCGGAGCATCTTCTTTAAAATTTGTACCAAGACCATACAATTGTGCCGATGAAGCATATTGTAAATTAACTTGGTAATCAAAACAAGCATCAAAAAGTTTAACTGAAAAATCATAGTTACGCTTCATGATCTTTTCAACGTCACTTTCAGTGGTAGCACTTATTGCGCCTAAATGAATGACCCAATCAAAATTAGAAATGTCAGGAAAAAATCCACCTTCTACCCAATCAAAACCAGAAACACTATGGTCTTTTGATAGAGCCTTAAACAGATTTGAACCTATAAATCCTCTATGACCAGTAACAAGTATATTCATATTAAACTCCAGTGGAGCGGGTAGAGGGAATCGAACCCTCAACTCAACCTTGGCAAGGTCGTGTGTTAACCGTTAGCACCACACCCGCTAATTAAGCTGCAATAGACTTAAACCGATCAGCTGCATATGAAGCCGCAAATGCTTGAGGTTTAACCAAAGGAATCACATTACAGGTTCCACGAATGTAACCAATAGCTTCGTTGATAACACAAGATGAACCGTGCATTTCATCGGGGTTAATATCCAAATGAACTTCAACTAAACGGTCTTCCAATACATCAACCAAATCCAAATACAATTGACTCACTTTGTAAACTTCATTCATTAAACGGTATCTAGGACGATTTTGTTTTTGGTCATAATCTCTTTCACGTTCAACACCACCAAAAATTTTACATCCATGCTTTCCGTCAATATGAACTACAATTGCTGTTATATAATCTGCATACCAAACTTTATCAATCTTAAATCTTTCTGAATCACACCCAAGATAGATTTTAGTTTCAGGGCTTTGTGCTTGAATAAACTGTTTGACTTCCTGTAAATCTATCTTACGCATGATAGCATCCTTATATATTTGGTCTCGGTGGCAAGAATCGAACTTGCGCCTCATGCTCCCAAAGCACGAATGATACCATTTCACCACACCGAGTTAATTATACTATAAAAAACATATGAAACCAGGCAAACAATAAACAAAAGTTCCATAAGAGTAAACTTTGTGCTTGTATATAGATTGTTGAAAAATATAAAGTATTTGTTCATAATAAATCCTTGGTGCCGACTCCTGGTTACGCTCCAGGCTATCTGGTTCTTCAGACCAGCGCTTTCACTAGATTAGCTTAGTCGGCGTTAATCATATTAGAGCACTCTGGATTCGAACCAGAATAGAGATACCCTTCGCAGGGTTCCAGCACACCAATACCGTCTCACTCGGTGCTCTAATATGGTTGCCGGTTACAAAATCCGGCGTTACACTTTCGGAGTAACTGTTCTACCTATCCCGCCACCGACTTCGTTTAAGACTCGCCGCCTTTATACACGCTGATGGCCACGTGTTATGGTATCGGCTACTTATTCCCATAAGCCCCGATTTGAGTTGTTGCCCTGTCCGTACCTATTCTAGGCTGGTAAGACCTACACATACATTTTACCCTGCCGGATGAATGGCCCGGAGGGAGGTAGGTATGATAGCACCTAATATGGTTCACGCACATATAAGACGCCTACTGGCTAACCGGCGTAGGGCCGGGGATTCTGGCTGACCGATCAGGGATCGAACCTGACTCACACGGATTAACAGTCCGGCCGCACACCTTTGTGCGTTTCGGTCAATATATGGTACCAGATAGTGGGATCGAACCACTGACCAAACGATTATCGGTCGTTTGCTCTACCTCTGAGCTAATCTGGTATAATGGAGTGTCGGGCCAGATTCGAACTGGCGGCTTTAGAATTTTGCAGACTCTTGCATTGGACCACTCTGCCACCGACACATTGATTGGAGCGGGCACCGAGATTTGAACTCGGACCTTCAGTTTGGAAGACTGACATGCTAACCGTTAAACACCATACCCGCATTTCTGGTTGCGGCGGGTGGATTCGAACCACCTAAGAAAGGCTTATGAGACCCTCTTCTCACCTGACTCACCGCAATAAACTTTATACTGGTGCCCGTAGAAGGATTCGAACCCTCAACATCTTGATCCTAAGTCAAGCGTGTCTACCAATTGCACCACACGGGCTTTTTGGTGCCCCCTCGTGGAGTCGAACCACGCACCTTCAAATTATGAGTTTGCTGCTCTAACCAACCATGAGCTAAGGGGGCAATACTGGTACGGGCACAGAGAATCGAACTCTGATTTACTGGTTAAAAGCCAGTTACTTTACCACTAAGTTATACCCGCATTGTTTGGCCCGCCATGAAGGATTCAAACCCCCGACCCTAACGTCCGTAGCGTTATGCTCTGTTCACTGAGCTAATGGCGGAAAATATGGTACCGAGTAGTGGGATCGAACCACTGACCCTCTGCTTGTAAGGCAGACGCTCGTACCTCTGAGCTAACTCGGCTTGGTACCCGGAGCGGGACTTGAACCCGCAGAACTTGAATTTTAAGTCCAATATGTATACCATTTCCATCATCCGGGCATTACATGGCACCACCGGAAGGAATCGAACCCTCATTCTAGGTTTAGAAGACCTATGTCCTATCCGTTGAACGACAGTGGTATAATTTGGTGCCTTCGGTCTGAATCGAACAGACAGTCACGGATTACAAAACCGTTGGTTTACCACTAACCGACGAAGGCATAATTGGGGTGGTTGATGAGATTCGAACTCACACTTTGCGGTCTCACAAACCGTGGCACTACCATTGTGCTACAACCACCATTGATTGGTGCTCCTAGATGGATTCGAACCATCGTCTCTGCCTTACCATGGCAGTGTGTTACCATTGCACACTATGGGAGCATGACTGGCAAGGGGTACTGGATTCGAACCAGTGATCCTAATTTCAAAGACTAGTGCTTTAGACCTGACTAAGCTAACCCCCAATAGTTTGGCCTCGGTGGACGGATTCGAACCGCCAACATATGGTTTTGGAGACCACCGTTCTACCAATTGGAACTACACCGAGCTATACTTGGCGGAAGAGGTGAGACTCGAACTCACACACCCATTTCTGAGCCCTCAGTTTTCAAGACTGCTGCCGCTAGACCGACTCGGCTAACTCTTCCTAAATTTTGGTGGGTACTGAAGGAATCGAACCTAACTGCCACCACCCTACATATTATGGCAACGGATTTACAGTCCGCCGTAGGGAACAGCACCCATTTGATATGTTGATTGCACTATTTGCTATGCTCATGCGGAATAGTCTAGAATTACCGCAATTATATACATAGTTACTCAGGCATGATCGGGCCCATGGCTTACAATCAACATATCAAATGGAACTTGGCGGTCTGTACGGGATTCGAACCCGTTCCTGCGCCGTGACAGGGCGCTATACTCGCCGATATACTAACAGACCAAATTCTTACTAGTGGTGCCTGGTCGCAATCTCCAGGTAGTTTCAGCATTAAGAAAGGACCAAAATCTTATGCCTACACACTATAGCCAATGAATTCACCACTAGTAAAAACTTGGTGGAGGCTAGGAGAATCGAACTCCTACTAAAGACTTGCAAAGCCCCTGTGCTACCGTTATCACTAAACCCCCAATTACCATATTGAAATACACTTACGGCTCTAAACCGCTGAACAATACTGTCCTGATAAAGTGTACTTGAATATGGCTGGTCAATGTTCTTTTTACTGTGCTCTACGCATATAGCCCTTGGTTGATCTCCTCGGATTTCCTGGCCTTCTCGCCCAACTATACTTTCAGGATTTGCACCTTTACAGAACGGATATTCTGAGTACCCATTTTTAACAACGACCATCTACCATATTGAAACACACTCATCAAACTCCCTAGACGGTTACTCTAGGTCCTAACGCTTTTCGAACCGTAGACCAATACGGCAGGAATGTGCTTCAATATGATTGATCCATTGTGGGAGGGATTTCGAAACCCTCATTTCGCTGCACTCTAACCTCTAAGCTACTGCCCCTTGCGAAGCAGGTGGGACTCGAACCCACGCCTCTCTGCGTGTTCACCATTACACTACCACGGATCGCCGGAGTCATGACTTCCGACTATGCTAAGAGTTAATTACTCTCTCACCATATTGAAATGCACTACTCATCGGTTCATCACCATTTGTCTGTTCGGCAATGCACTTCAATATGGCGCTCCCACGGGGATTCGAACCCACGCTTTCTGCCTTGAAAGGGCAGCGTCCTCAAACCAATAGACGATGAGAGCAAAAACAAGCACAA